AAAACAAAGAATGTCTGACAGAGAAAGAGCTCGTGTTGGAGATAAAAGCAAACAACTTTCTGAAAAAGGTGCAGCATTTAAACTTGCTAGAAAAATGGATAAAGATACTTTTACTCACAAAGGTAAAAAATACTCAACATTATTAAAAGGTGAGAAACCTAAGAAAAAGATGCCAGAACTTTCTGGTAAAACTTCTAAAAAGATAAAGAAATTTATAGGAGCATAATATGGCTAAACTCTGTGCTAGAGGAAAAGCTGCTGCTAAAAGAAAGTTTAAAGTATACCCATCTGCTTATGCTAATATGTATGCATCTGCAGTTTGTTCTGGTAAAGTAACACCAGGTGGTAAAAGACAAAAGAAAGCTAAAGGCGGTCTTTGTACAAAAGGAATGGGTAGAGCTTACGGAAAGAATTCATAATGGCTCAAGGAGGATTAAGAAAATGGGTAGCAGAGAAGTGGGTGGACATTGGAGCACCGAAGAAGAACGGGAAATACCAACCGTGCGGAAGATCGAAGGGGAGCAAAAGAAAATATCCAAAGTGCGTACCACTTGCAAAAGCCACACGAATGACAAAGTCTCAAAAGGCGAGTGCTGTCAGACGAAAAAGAGCTGCAGGTAATCCTGGTGGTAAACCAACAATGGTAAAAACATTTGCAAAAAGAAAATGAGAAAAGAAGATAGACAACCACCTAAAACTAAAAAATATTTTAGATCAACTAAGTCTGGTGCTGGTATGACTAAGGCTGGAGTTGCAAGATACAGACGTGAAAACCCTGGATCTAAATTAAAAACAGCGGTCACTGGCAAAGTCAAACCAGGATCAAAAGCTGCTAATAGACGAAAATCATATTGTGCTAGAAGTGCTGGCCAAATGAAACAATTTCCGAAAGCTGCAGCTGATCCTAATTCAAGACTAAGACAGGCTCGTAGAAGATGGAAGTGTTAAGTGCAATTAGAAACAGTTGTTAGAAGATTAATAAAATTTTTAAACGAAAAAATCGATTCTTTGTCCATTAATGTTACTTCTGGAGGGGTTGACAGTATGGAAAATTACAAGTATATAATAGGTCAAATAAACGCCCTAGAGGCAACTAAACAGGAACTCTCTAACCTGCTAGACGATAAGGAGCAAAAAAATGAAGGTACGATCATCGACATCAAGTCAAAAAATACTAATGCCTGACAATGAATTAGTTGGGGTTAAAAAATCAGAAGACAAAAAAGAAGAATCAGATAAAGGAAAAATTCCAAAACCAACAGGTTGGCGACTTTTAGTTTTACCTTTTAAGATGAAGGAAAAAACTAAAGGTGGAATCGTGTTATCTGAAACTACATTAGAAAAGCAACAAGTTGCTTCACAGTGTGGTTTGGTTTTAGCTATGGGTCCAGATTGTTATAAGGATAAGGAGAGGTATCCCGATGGTCCATGGTGCAAGGTCAATGACTGGGTAATGTTTGCACGTTATGCTGGATCAAGGATCAAGATAGATGGTGGGGAAATTCGTCTGCTAAACGACGATGAAGTGTTAGCAACAATTGATAGTCCAGAGGACATCTTGCATGAGTTTTAACAACATAGGAGGATAACTATGCCAGAAGAAAATAAAACTGTTGATATAGATACGTCGGGTCCTGGTGCAGAAATTGATCTGCAGGAGGAAATAAAACAAGATGATAATATCGAGGTAGAAAATGAAACAGTTGAAAACAATACTGAGTCCAATAACGCAGATCAGGAATCTGGTGAGCAGTTGGGTGTTCAGTCTAACGAAGAAACGAAACAAGAAGAAGTAAAAAAGGAAGACGATAAATTAGAAGAATACAGCAAAGGCGTTCAATCTCGAATTGCAAAACTTACTCGTAAGATGAGAGAAGCAGAGAGAAGAGAACAAGCGGCTGTAGAATATGCTAAGTCTGTTGAACAAAAAAGAAAAGAGATGGAATCTCTTTATAAAAAAACAGATTTAGATTACATAACTAAATTTGAGAAAAACATTGAGACTGGATTAGAATCTGCAGAAAGAGAACTTGCAGCGGCTATTGAAAATCAAGATGCTAAAGCTCAAATTGCGGCGAACAAAAGAATAGCTGAGCTAACTTTTGAAAGCGCTAGACTACAACAATCAAAACAAAACAGAGAACAGGTTAAAGACGAGAAACCTGTTTCTAACTTTGAAGGTGGACAAATTCAACAGACTTTTTCTGAAGAATTACCAACACCAGATCCAAAAGCAGAGACTTGGGCGTCTAAAAATACATGGTTTGGTTCAAATAGAGCTATGACAAATACCGCTATTGAACACCATAAGGATTTGGAGAATGAAGGTTATGACACTCGTTCTGACGAATACTATCAAGAAATTGATAGAAGAATGAGAATTGACTTTCCTTCTAAATTTGGTAAAACAACAGGAGAGAAATCGTCTACTCCCGTGCAAACGGTTGCATCTGCTCAAAGAAGCGTAAAACCTGGACGCAAAACTGTGAGACTCACTTCTTCTCAAGTAGCAATAGCTAAAAAATTAGGAGTGCCACTCGAAGAGTACGCAAAACAATTAAAAACCACGAAGGAGGCATAAGCGTATGGAAAATGATAACACAAAAACTTCTCGTGCGAGTCAAACTAGGTCTAAAACTGAAAGACCAAAAGTTTGGGTCCATCCGTCAGCTCTAGATGCACCCCCTGCACCTGATGGTTTCAGGTACAGATGGATAAGAGCAGAGAGCGTTGGATTTCAAGACACTAAAAACGTATCTGGAAGATTAAGAGAAGGATACGAATTAGTTCGTTCTGAAGAAATCGAAAACGCATCTGATTATCCTGTTGTCGAAGACGGCAAATACAAGGGAGTCGTTGGGGTTGGAGGCCTTCTACTTGCGAAGGTACCTGAAGAGATCGCGAAGCAAAGACAAGCTTATATGACTGATCGTCATAAACAGCGAGATGAAGCGGTAAAGAACGATTTATTAAAGGAGCAAGACCAGAGGATGCCAATCAATGTTGATAGGCAATCTCGTGTAACCTTCGGTGGTACTAAGAAATAATTTTTTAACTATTTCTGGATCACTGATTTAAATTAAACCGTATCTGACCCTTTGGGACAGGTACATAAGGAGAAACAACTATGGCAAATAGAAACACACAAGGTTTTGGTTTGATCCCTGCAGGAACTCTTGGCTCAACGCCAGCGACTTCTGGTCAAGGCAAATACAAAATCGATGCAAACTATGCTACCACTATATATCATGGTGGTGCTGTTGCTTCTGATGCTGGTTACATAATCGAAGGTCAGGGAACTGATACTCCGATTCTTGGTGTACTAAATGGAATATTCTACAACGCGGCTACAACTTTAAAGCCGACGTTTGCGAATCATTACGTTCAAGTAACACCAGCAAACTCAGAAGATATCGATGCATTTGTATTCGATAACCCACAACAACAATATGTAGTAGCGACTGATGAAGCAGTAGCACAATCTGGATATTTAGAAACGTATGATATGAATGTATCTGCTGGTAGTACAACTACTGGTATGTCTTCAGCTACGTTAGATATCGGAGATACAAGTGCTGATGCAGCTTCATGGAGATTATTAAGATCTGCTGAAGATCCTGAAAACGATGAAAATGCGGCTTTCAGATCTGTAGTAGTAGTTGCTAATCTAATTGAACTACAATCGTAATAGGAGAATAGGAGATAAATTATGGCTATATCACGATCACAACTAGTAAAAGAACTAGAGCCAGGATTGAATGCACTATTCGGCCTGGAATATAAAAGGTATGAAAATCAGCATGCTGAGATTTATACTACAGAGTCATCTGACAGAGCTTTTGAAGAAGAAGTTATGTTATCTGGCTTTGCAAACGCACAAGTAAAAGGTGAAGGTGCAGGCGTATCTTTTGACGAAGCACAAGAAACTTTTACAGCTAGATACACTCATGAGACTGTAGCTTTAGCATTCGCGATCACTGAAGAAGCGATCGAGGACAACTTGTATGACAGATTAGCGTCTAGATATACAAAAGCTTTAGCAAGATCTATGAGTAATGCTAAGCAAGTAAAAGCTGTTGAACCTCTAATTCAAGGTCTTCCTTCAACGGATAACTTTGATTCAGGTGACGGCGTTAGCTTGTTCAGTACAGCTCACCCTACAGTAGCAGGTACTTTTAAAAATACCTTGACTACTCAGGCTGACTTAAACGAAACTTCATTAGAACAGTCGTTAATTGATATTGCGGCTATGACTGATGAAAGAGGTTTAAGAATTGCTGCTAGAGGAGTAAAAATGATTATTCCTTCTGAGCTACAATTCACAGCTGAGAGATTAATGAAATCTCAGGGTAGAACTTCAACAGCTGATAATGACATCAACGCAATCGTATCTATGGGTATGATTCCACAAGGATACAGAGTTAATAACTATTTAACTGACTCTGATGCGTTCTACATTTTAACAGACATTCCAAATGGAATGAAAATGTTCCAAAGAGCTCCATTGACAACTGCAATGGAAGGGGACTTTGATACTGGAAATGTAAGATACAAAGCTAGAGAAAGATACTCATTTGGTGTATCTGACCCTAGAGGTATCTTCGGTGTTGAAGGTGCGTAATTAACCTTATTTATGGGGCCGCCTTAAAACGGCCCCATTTACATAATAAACTGGTGAGATTCATGAGAAAATACTTAATACAAATATTTACAAAATATCTTCAAACAAAATTTGAAATCGAAAGTAATAAAGACATTAATACTGTAGAAGAACTACATCCACACATCATTGACTTTCTAGGAAAATCTGATATAAAATGGGAAAAAAATGATTTACAATATACAAGTACTGTGAATGATTTTTATATAACCTATGAGGAGGTTAACAATGGCTCAGCCAAAGATGGTGTTGTTCGCGAGGAAAATACAGTTCGAGTCTAAATGGAATGAACTGTTCTTAAAGAACGGCGGAAAAATAAC